AGCAATTCCTCGCTAGAGGGTGCAGGAATTGCTATGTATGATAGTGATGGTCACTATCGAGGTATGATTGGTTTTCACGATGATGGAACCACCGCAGTAACGAGTGTCAATCCTCAAGCTCCCCCCGTTCCCCGGCCACCTCAGGTGACACCCGCAATGGGTTGCCTCGTTGTTTCCCATGCAGGTGATAATGTTTTTGGGTCAGCTAATCCGGCAGATTTTAGTCATCTCAATGTTTACGTTGCTAGTGCTAGCACTCCTGGAGTCCGTACGTTCGTTGGTACTATCAACCCTGTTCCTGGTGAGTTTGTTGTTAGTGATCTGGATTATATCAGTTATGTTGTCACCGTTACCGCAGTTAATATGGGTGGTACCGAAAGTGCTTTTTCCGTAGGAAGCACAGGTACCCCTACTCAGGTAGCAGGCCCCGATCTCGCAGCCAACTCGGTTACCGCTACTAAAATAGCGGCCGGTTCCGTCACGGCTACCAAGCTCGAAGCTAATTTAGTTCTCGCTTCCCGTATCATTGTTGGTACTCCTACAGGCGCCCGCGTGGAGCTGCATCCTACGGCAGGTCTTCAAGCCTTTCGTGCGGATGGCTCTACCCGTACGTTTTGGATTGACGCATCAACGGGTAACTTCACTGCCGTTGGTAGTATCTCTACAGCTTTCTCTGGTACTCGAATCGTTCTTAACCCTAACGGCACCAACGCTGATACCATGCGTCTCTATGGAAACAGTACCCAATACGGATCTATCTTCGCTGACCCTGCCGGTGTCGGTGTAGGTGTATTCATGAAGGGTGGATTTACGCAGACTGGTAAGGTGGGTGTCTATGACGCTGAAGGCTTTTGCACGTGGACAGATCACGTCGCAGGAGAGACTTGGTCCGCATTTGACGCTACCTCTAATGCTGCCACGACATGGGGTGGTACTATCACCTTAGATGCCCGGGAAGGATACGGGTCGGGAGATGTTCTTTTCCGTCGCCGTAAGTACGATAATAGTGTCTATCCTGGCTGTGATTTAAAGCTTCAGGCCGTGGTGGGCGGTACCACTGAGCCTATACTTTACAATCCCGCTTTGGATGTCGGTATCGTATGGGACTCGAATGGAATTTTGGTTCAGGGTCTTTCCCCGGCTGCCTACAAACCTATCATTGCTTCTGCATTTACGGTGTCCAGCCGAACCGTAAAGAAGAATGAGAAGGAAGTTGTTCTTCGCGGTACTTCTACTCACCGTGCAGGTATAACAGAACTCACCGCTATGTCGTGGAACTATCAGGGTGAGTGGGATGGTACTGGTGAACGTCCCCCAGCTCCGACGTGGAATACTCCTGAGATTGCACGGGATGAGAAGGGTCGTGCCATTCTCTCCGAAGATGGTAAGACGCTGTATGAGGACAATATTCAAACGGGTGCTGAAGTACAGGCCGTTAGACCTCACATTGGTTTGATCGCTGAAGACGCAGCATCTGTCTTTCCTGAGATAGTCAAGGTGGACGATACCATCGAAGGTGGTCTACTTCTCGGGACAAATGACACTTTAGGTATCATGTGGAATGCCCTACGTGATGAAATTATGCTTTCCGACCACGCTTCTCTCAGGACACCTCGGGGAGTCACCGGAGGATCACCCCACGGTTTAGTAGTCGACTCTATGTCTGTTCCTCCTCAGCCTCCTACCTCGGGAGCATTGCTTTATGAGAGCAATGGGAACCTGTGGGTAGTTACCTCAACCGGAAAACGTACCAAGCTTACGTAGGAGTCTTCATGAGTGTCGGTTATCCAAAGGGCAAGTCTGAGGTTGACGAACGGTCGGGAACTATTTGTGTGTCATTGCGTAACATTTTCCAAGAGGTTGACTCATTCCAAGCCTTCTTGCTGGCGACTCCTGACGCTGATTTAACTAGTCCTCCGTACAACTACACTTCCCAGGAAGTAGCCGTTCTCAAAAGCGCGTTTAATGACCTGGCAAAGTTGGCCTCGATTTATCGAGGAAATGACACTCAACCCGACCCCTATGACTTTAGGACCTTTTCCAAGCTGTTGACTGGTGTATTGTAGTTAATGGCAATTCACGTCTCGACTCACTTGGTTGTCCGTGCTAGTGTCCTTCCGTGGATGAAGTTGACCTGAACAAAGATGCTCAGGAATCCGAAGAAGAAACTCCGCTGCGAGTTTCCATCTCCGTCTACAGTGATACTCACCATACGTTTCCGATAGAGCTGGGCTTCTGCACTAAGGCTCAGGTGGAAAGCATCCACGTACTTGTTCGCTCAGCATTTGAAACCCTATCCCCCTCGCGGGGATTAACATTTGTTGACCAAGCCGGGACAACCAGGCACTTTAACACCGACCACGTTTGTTGTGTTGAAGTGCGGGTCCGTTGAGGAATGTTATGAGCCTGCTGACTGATTACACCTATAAGGGAAAGCATAGACAATTCCAGGAAAGGGACCATCGTATCTCGTTGGCCCTTGCCCTACTTTCCGCCACGGCACTATCGTCTGTGAGTTATGGGCGCGCGGCGGCGGACCCTCCCGGGGGCTGGGAATCGATCATTGCCTGCGAAAGCGGAGGCAAGAACATTCACACCGCAATTTCCGGACCCTTCACCGCTAGCGGTTTTTTCCAGATTACCAATGGCACTTGGCTCCGCAATGGCGGCGGCCAATTTGCCGCTACCGCAATGGGTGCGTCGTTCGCTGAACAAAAGATCGTCGCTAACAACATCTTCAGGAGAAATCCCAGCCTCTCCGACTGGAATGCGTCCCGAAGTTGTTGGGCCAGTGGGAAGAAAAAGCTTACCGTCCAGCTCCCTAACGCTGGTCCAACTAAACAAAGGGCAGTCATCGCCGCAAAGCCAGTACCCGTTAAGCCAAAGCCTCAAACAAAGCCATCTGTGGCGCGCGTCACGCCTGGTGCCGTGCACGTGGTCAAGCGCGGAGACACCTTGGCTCGAATTGCAGGCACCCATTGGAGAACGGTGTGGCAACTTAACCGGGCAACTGTTCACAACCCAAACAGGATCTACCCAGGACAACGTCTTAGACTTTCCTAATCTGAAAAGCGAGTCCGATGAAGCGTCGCATTGGGGAGCGGCGGGTGATCCTTGGACTCATGGGTGTACCCTTTGTCGCTTTTGGCTTAGGAATTCTTTACAACAATGGCACAGGTCAAAACCTTGCCCCGTCTGTGGAAGCTATAGCAACCGCGCTATTCGGCTGGTTGTGGATAATAGCAGGCTTCCTAGCGGTAATAGCCATGCTGGCTAGTGGAACCAAAAAGGTGGCCGAAGAGGTAGGTTATGGTCTCCTCTTCGCGCCACCTTTTGTGTGGATGGCTGCTTATATTATCACCATTATTTATGGTGGGGGATTCGCTCCGTTCGTTGGTTTCCTAATCACTGGCACATTTGTCGTTCTCATCCTCTACTTGGCGAGGTACATGAGAAATGGGTGACAATGACAGATGCTCAAATTATAGTCACGTCAGTTTTAGGTGTGTTAACTGTAGTAGGCGGAATCTATACTGCCTTGCAAGCTCGAAAGGCAAATCAACAGTCCACTGTAGTCACAGGCTATGACACCTTGGTCCGCAACCTGCAACATGAGAATCAGTCTCAGAGTGAGGAGATCACGCAACAGGGTGATAGAATTGCCCTCCTGGAACGTCGCGTAGAGATGTTCCTTAGATGGGGTAGAGCGGTGATTCGTTGGTATGATTCGATCTCACTACCTGTGGGATCAGATCCAATGCCTTCTCCACATCACTCTATGCTAGAGGTCAACGGAGAGGCAAAGGAATGACGGAGCGCAACTTTAATTCACATGGCAAGCTAGAGGCTAACCTCTTTGCGCTTGTCCTGTTGGGCTTCTTCCTGCCTGCTATTCTTAGCAGTGTCTTTCCGTTCATCGAAGACTTGATGACTTACTTTATCATTCTTGTTCTTGCTACGGGTGCTTTAACCCTTCTCATTAATCGTCTCCGTGACGCTGCCGCTATGTGGCATGTCTTGCACGCGGACGTTGAAACGCTTAGACAAGAGGAATTAGATGACGAACCCTAATGCTCCTCATCCTATTTGGACGTGGTCGTTCTGGAAGGCCACGATTGAGCGCGTTCTCTTCACGTTCCTTGAGTGTTACTTTGGTGTTTTTCTTTTCTCAACTATTGACTTTAACGTCTTTACGTGGAACTGGATACTCACGCTAGGGCCTGCCCTAGGAGCAGCCATCCTCTCACTCGTGAAATGCTTGCTCGCTGCGCTTGGCGGCAACCCTGGTCCTAGCGTGGCTAACGAGACTCTTACCGACTATCCTAGGGTGGGTCGTACCGCGTAGATCCACATCGAACTACATGTGGGTAATTCAGTTGTTGACCTTGCGGTGTGGATCTTTTGGTGGTACGGTTGACCCGTGCTCAGTCCCGCGACGCTAGAGAGGTTTTGGTCTTACGTAAATAAAACCGAAACCTGTTGGATCTGGACGGGGTGTAAATCAAAAAGCAATACTAAAAATGCGAAATGGTATGGGCACTTCACAATAGGCAATAAGAGTTATATGGCTCATAGAATTTCGTATCGATTAGTTAAGGGTCCTATTCCTCCCAAGATGGTATTGGACCACGTGTTCCCTCGTTGTACTAACACCTTGTGTGTGAATCCAGACCACTTGGAACCTGTTACTAGTAAAGAGAATGCTCGTAGGTATTTTTACCAGTTTGACTCTTGTTGGAGAGGTCACTTATTTACTATTGAAAACACGTATAGGTCACCTAACGGTGGACGTAGACAGTGTAGAATTTGTAGAAGAATGAATGGTAAGAGGCATCGAAGGCGTCAAGAAAGAAAGAGGCTACTGAATGCCCCATGAGGTGCACAACTCCGAACGTAGGTCATTCAGAAGCTGTCGTCGCAGGCATCATTGGGCTTACGTAGATGGTTACGTGCCAATTGAGCCTGAGGATAGGCTTGATTTCGGCATTTGTTTTCACTGTGGAATGCAGGTCTTCTACAATCCTGCTACGTGGGACACTACCGACGATGATGAAAAGCTAGCCGGTGCTATTCAGGCATTCCTTGTAGAGGCTGAGAAGCAACGTAAGCGATACCTTGAGAGTCACAGGCTCAAGGAACTACCTTTGGAAATGCAATCCGACTTCGAGGATAAGCTTGACCTCGGTGTAGGAATGCTGACCTATCACGCTAGGTATATCCACCCGAAGTTCGACGGTTGGTTCCGTCCTATTGCAGTCGAGATTCCTTTCGAGGTTCCTCTCGAAGATCCTGACAATCCTGGTCAGTTTCTCCGGTGCCTTAACTCTCCTGCCTGTGGACAGAACCATTCAAATGACCCCAACGACGATGACTCTATTGTTGTCTATGGGGGTCGGGTAGATGCGCTTTGCGAAGATTTAACCGATGGTGACTATTACATCTTCGACTGGAAGTCAGCGGGAGTTATCTCTAAGAATGATGAATTCCTAGAGTTGGACGACCAGGTTGGCGGATATACGTGGGCATTGCGTGTTGCTCTCAACCTTAACGTCAATGGGTTCATCTACGCTGAGACGCGGAAGGATTTCCCCCGACCTCCGCGTGCCCTCAAACGGATTCAAAAGGGCTGCGCATTCTCTACCTCAAAGACGCAGGCGACAAACATTGACGTGTTTGAACCTTACGTAGCCCAGCACGATCCTCAAGCGTATGTTGACGGTTGCTATGACGATTACCTTGAATGGCTTCGCTCCTCGGACACTATGATTTTCGCTCAGCGTTTCGTCGTTCTGAAGTCAGAGGATGAGCTAATCAATATCGGCCGTAACATCGCGGTTGAGTCGGCCGATATGGTCCGTAGTCCTCGTGTCTATCCGAACGTCAGTCGATTCCATTGTGGAGGCTGCAAGTATCGTCAGCCTTGCATTGCGACTTTCCGAGGTGAAGAACTTACGTATTTGTGGAAGAACAGCTTCATCCAAACGGATCGACGTCATTGGATGGAAGAGGAAAGAACCGAACGAGGAGTGGAGGTCGTTGAATGACTCCGTCAGGAGTTGATGAAGTAGATCAAATTGTCGATGCCACTATTGTAGACGGCACTGTTGTCGATGAAGTAGTTTCGACTGAGCTGGACGTTCCTCAACGTTTGACATCTCAAACCTTGGGTCGTCTTAAGACAAGGAAAGCATCCGATAGAACTCAGCGATGGTTGAATGCTCTCCTCTATGGAGAGTCAGGGGCAGGAAAGACTCTACTTGCTGCACAGGCCGCCCTTGTAGAGGAATTGTCTCCCGTTCTGTTTATTGATATGGAAGCGGGAACGAGAACGCTTGACCACCTTCCTCCCGAGGCTCTTGAGCTGATCGATATCTATCAGCCTGAGAAATGGGATGACCTACAGGCTGTCTACAATGAACTGTTTAGGGGACGGCATCCCTATAAGACAGTAGTTGTCGACAGTATTACCGAAGCTCAAGCTCTCAATATGGCGAAGCTCGCAGGTTATTCCACAAAGGTTGAGCTAGACGCTTCGCTCCCCAAGTTTGAAGAGTGGAATGAAACTACTGCTGAGATGCGTAGATTCTTCCGCGCCTTCCGAGACCTACGTATGAACACCATCTTCACAGCAACAGTCTATGAAGATGCTGACCCCTCAAAGGGTACAAGAGATAACCCCGCATGGCTTATCCGGCCGAACGTCAGCAAGAAACTTCGGTCGGATTCCCCCGCGTTCTTCGATTTCGTTGCATATCTCTATGTGCAACGACGTGGGGGAGGCAATGTGCGATTTGCCCTGATGGATAGGGACGATCGTATCACTGCCAAGTGTCGGACTCCCGGTGTTGGAATCAAGATTGAGAATCCGACAATGAAGTACATGTACGACGTCATGGTGCGAAACCCTGGTCAATCCACTGTAGATTTCGACAACTCCACGGTTGTCACTTCATCTACAGGTACTAGCAGCCAGGCTCAACAACCCATGATGAAGAAAAAGAAGTGACCCTGCACTGAATCTGAATCTGAACCTGAGAAGAGAGAACAATGCCAGTCGATGACGACGACCAGCCGATCCACGTTAACTTTTCCGACGTCGAACCGCAGAGGGATTTCTTCCTCCTTCCTGCGGGGGTCAACGTGATTGTCGAGATCACTGATTTCGAGAAGGAAAGGACCAGCGAGACGGCTAAGAACCCCCACGCTCCGATGGTGAACTGGACGTTTACTGTCGAGTCCACTGAGGATGGGGACGACTACTACACCGGGCGCGTTCGTAGTCCGGAAACGAACAAGACGTCCACGGAGACCATTAAGATTGAGGGTCGCCGCATCTTCGAGCGTATGGTCTTCGTTGAGGAAATGCTTCCGCGTGTTATGCAGTTTATGGAGGCAATGGGCTACGAAACCGAAGGGGACATCAACATTTACCCGGAGCAATTGGTCGGTGAGCGACTGATGGTCCAGGTGGGTGTTCAGCCTCGCAGGAAGAACAAGGAAACCGGCGAGTGGTACAACGCTCGCAACAAGGTGAACAAGTTCCTCCCGCTGCCTGATTCCGAGGAAGACACCGAGGCACCGGTCGCCGAAGAGGCACCCGTTGCTGAAGAGAGGAAGGCAAAGGCTAAGTCCACCAAGGAGGAAAAGCCGGAAGAGGCGAAGGTGTGATTCCTTCGTAAGATTCGGGGAGTGTCCTTCTTTGTGGAGGACACTCCCCGTTATGTTCTCATCATGACGTCCCCCGGACCCTGGGACTTCCTTTTGAGCAGAGCTTTTAGAGGGGGTAATTCAGGGTGGTTACTTTCATCAGGCCTGACGACCCACCCGAAGAAGAACTCCCGAAGACATTTATAGATGCCTACGCGGAGTGGGCGCATACCGTTACGGATGCTCCCGTACAATATCATAAAGCAATCGGAGTCTCGATCCTCTCAGCGACGATGGCTCCGCATATTTGCCTGCCCACTCAACAAGCGACCTTTGTTCCCAACATCTGGATTATGATACTAGCGGGCACAACGGTGACCCGCAAGTCTACCTCCCTTGATATGGCTCGGCAGTTACTTGACGACGTATTAGATGATTATCTATTAGCGAATGATGGATCACCGGAAGGTCTCCTCACAGAGTTGTCGACTAGGGATGGCAAGGTCTCTCTATTCCACCGCGATGAGATCACCGGCTTTATGGATGCCATCATCCACAAAGATTACATGGCGGGTACAATTGAGAACTTGACTCGTCTGTATGATGGACAGCCTCAGACTCGGATTCTCAGACGTGAGAAGATCGAAATCAAAAACCCTTACCTGGTCATTATGTCAGGTGGGATCAAATCACGCATGGAAGAGATTATCAGTATGGAGCACATCCGTACTGGTTTCATTCCACGTTTCATATTCGTCACGGGGACTACTACTCCCGAGCAAATGCGACCGCTCGGTCCTCCTCTTGACGATGATGTCATGATGGAGCTGGGTGAAAGTCCTCGACAGGCAATTGTCGATATGCTCTGGCAGATTAAGCACTTTTATAATGCGCCCGAACCTACCACCGAAGATAGAGTCACCGGTGTCGGGGATGACGGTGTCATTAGTATCAAGCTTTCGGGTGCTCCTAGCGCTGTCATGAAGCCTAAGGCTAAGCGCGTCAAGCTACAAGGGACTCCCGAATTCTGGACTCGCTTGGAACAGCTCGACCGTGACTCTGTCGCCATGGGACTCAACACTTCCGATCCCGTCCTCTATGGTGCTCTTTGTGATCGTCTCAAGAACTCCATCATTAAGGTAGCGATTCTTATCTGCGGGGCAGACCTCAGGGATAAGATCACGGCTGAGGATTTGCAGAAGGCCATTCACTATGGGGAAGAGTGGCTTCAGAATGCTATGCAGTTTGCTCTCGCCGTAGAGCAAAAGCCTGATATGAACAGGTTTGAGAAGAAGATTGAAAAGATTGCTAACTGGATCAAGATGGAGTACCCCACTCCGCACAGTCAAACAGAGGTGATGCAAAAGTTCCGTATCCGCAAGAGTGAAATCTCAGATATTGAAGAAACCCTGATGCGTCGTGGTATGGTCTACATTAAACCACACCCAGCATCGAATAAGACGCCGGGGACTAAGATTTGGTATTATGTTCCCGATAGTTTCTTAGCAGCTAAGGGCGCGAGTCGAGAGGATTCATACGTTGTCAGGGAGGATGAGAAAGAAGGGGGAGCCTCCGGTCCCATTAGAATCCGTCGACCCACCGCAAAACCCGACGAAACCAAAGCGCGCCCTGAAGAGAATGGTTGATAACCGTGCTCCTCTCAGCATTGACGAAAGAAAGCATCCTCTGGCAAACTGCGAGCGGTGCCCTTTGGGCCGTAGAGGAAGGTACGTACCCTCAAAATTTCCAACCCATCCAGGAGTATCTTCAGGGTTGGCTTTCATCGGGGAAGCGCCAGCTCGTCATGAGATCCGAGCCGGGGAACCTTTTGTGGGCGCATCTGGCCAGCTTCTTAATGCGGTCCTCAATAAATACGGCGTTAACCGTGGAAGTGCGCTTCTCACTAACGCGGCAAGTTGTCATTATCCTGACTCGATGAAGGAACTTCCCAAAGAAGCTATTGAGGCTTGCCGCCCGCGTCTGATTGCCGAGCTAGAGTACGCCAGCATTCACACTGTTGTGGCAATGGGTAACTCAGCGGTAGCGCCACTGCTTCCCAAGGAACAAACTAAGAAAGGAATTACCAAGCTCCGGGTAGGTCCTCCGAAGATTGTAGCTCTCGAAAATTCTATCCCTATCGAATTGGTTCCTACCTTCCACCCTGCCTATTGTCTGCGCTCTCATGGGATGTTCCCTCTCATGCTGAGTGACATCGGCAAGGCTATTAATAAGAAGCAAATCTCTCGCTGGTATGAGCCTACCTTTGAGGTTATCACCGAACCTCGCCATGCTTACGCTAAGATGCAGGAAATCATTGCCCTCAATCGGGGCCATGGTGTAGTTGTCGATACGGAATCGGGGAGAGACAAAGATGTCTCCTTTGGACGGGATGATGGTCTATTTGGACGAGTGCTCTGCATTGGCATCGGACCAATGGACGTCTCTCATGAGCACCATGTCTACATCTTTGCCGATTCCTGTTTCGGATTCGACCAAGTTACCATCGATGACTACTCCATCATTAACAAACAAAAGATGGTCGAACTACTCCTTACCTGCGGAGTCATTGCGCAGAATGGAAAGTACGATGTCGGCGTCCTCATGGCTTTCCTTAACTGCGCCATTCCCTTCCCGTTACTCTTTGACACTATGCTCGCGAGTTATGCCCTCTATGAGGTTGGAGGCATCCACGGCCTCGATTATATGGGACAGGAACTTCTCGGGGCGCCCGACTGGAAAGATGTCGTCAAGCCCTATGTCACAAAAGATGAGGGATATGGCGCGATCCCTCGACCTATATTGTATAAGTATAATGCTTTCGATGTTCACGCGACCAGGCTCCTCCGAGCTTATCTTGCCGACCTCGTGGAGCGAAAAGGACTTGGCAATTTTCTTACGTGGCTTACTAGAACAGTCTCTCCCATGCTCACACTCGTTGAGCGTAATGGAATGGGGTGGGACCACCATCGCTCGAACCAAATCGAAGCGCAGCTAGCCGAAGAGATTGCAGAACTAGAGCTAGACCTTCCCTTCATTGAGGTGGAGGAAAAGGATGAGATTGTAGAGCAGCAACTCAATCCTCGTTCGTGGCAACAGGTCAAGGAATATCTAGCTAGTCATAAGGTTCTCACTGATAGCACAGATGAAGCTCATCTCAAGGTATTGCTTGAGCTATCTGACCATCGGGTACCCTCTGAAGTTAAAGACACTATTAGACTTATCCTAAAATGTCGTGCAGTATCTAAGCTGAAGGGTACTTATGTTACTGGTCCCTCTGCGAAGGTTACTGCTGACAATAGGATTCATTCTTCATACCTTATTCATGGTACTACTACTGGCCGTCTCTCTTCTCGTGGCCCTAACCTACAGAACATACCTCGTTCTGGACCGATTAAAGAACAATTTGTCTCTGACCCAAATCGGCTTCTTATTGGTCTTGATTATGCTCAAGCTGAGCTTCGGGTTCTTTGTTGGCTAGCACATGAGGAACTTCTTCGAGATATCTTCCGCGATCCCTCGAAGGATCTCTTCACTGAAATATGTATTCAAATCTTCTCTGAGTTTCCAAACCTAGACGCTGATGAGAAGAAGAGAATTCGTACTCTTATCAAGACTCTAGTGTATGGCGTATCGTATGGTCGAACGGCCGAAGGTATTGCCGCAGATCCAGACTTCCATATGACGGTCGCCGAAGCCCGCGTTCAAATGGATTCGTTCAATGCTCGCATCCCTCAAATTAAAAAGTTCCAAGCGGAAGTTGTCGCGAGGATTCACAGAGGCGAGCCTCTTGTTAATCCGTTCGGAAGACATCGTCGCTTCTATCTCATTACGTCAACAAACCAACGTGACGTTGAGAACGAAGCAATGGCATTTCTGCCTCAATCAACGGCCAGTGATATCGGTTTGGAGGCTGCCGCTCGGTGCACTAAGGAAGGAATCTTCATTGTTAATCTCGTTCACGATGCCCTCTATGCCGAGGCTGCACCGGATGAGGTAGAAGATGTCAAGACTTTAATGGATAAAATCATGGTACAGACAGGAGAGGAGATTACAGAGGGTTACGTTCCATTCCGTACCGATGCCAGTGTCGGCAAGCGTTGGTCAGACCTGAAGTGACCTTGACTTCACGCTAAAGGTAGTTACACTGGTGTTGTCCACCACCGACCACCCGTAAACAACATGTAAGGATACCCCTTGCCCAGGTCAACTAAGAGTCGTGGCGTCCAGGATGAGGCGCCCGGCGGAGTCGCCATTCTTGATAATGAGGAGATTACTGACGAAATGACTTCTGCAACTGATGCTGATGCTGAACTCGACGAGGAGCTTGACGACCCTACGTTCGAATTCACTTCCGAGCCTGCACCGAAGGACTTTACCCCCGATCGAAAGACTCCGGGGCGCGTTCGTCGTCCCAGCTATTTCGATAACGTTCTTCGTGATCCCGATGTCTTCAATACCGGTCGCTGGCAGAAGGTTCCTGTCAGTGGGCCGGAACATCTTGAGGCAGCTAAGCGTGAGCTGAACCGCTCTAAGCTTCACCTCAACAAGATTGGTTTGGAAACCGGCGAACCGGAAATCGGTCTCGACCTGGACGAAAGGGATGACGCACTCTACTTCCGCTCTCGTACCGCTCAGAAGCGTGAGCGAAAGAACGGCAACACTTCCGACGCGGCCGATGTCGCGGATGAAGGAGCAGACGAAGAGTACGAGGACGACGCCGAGTAGGAATGTCTACTCGAATGCGGCGTAAGTCGGGGAAGGTCGTTCCGAAATGGGACGGCCTTCCTTTCTTCATCTTTGCTGCTGATCCCGGTGGCACTACCGGCTGCGCCACTGCACAATGGGAACCGTCATCACCTGATGACACTCTTACTTCTGTCGATCAGATTAAGTTTCGTCAGTGGCATATCGATGACAAGCCACATCACGTACAACTCTGGTCCACGCTCTCTGCCAATCCTTACACTCATTATGTGTGGGAGACTTTCGAGTTTCGCCAGCACATTTATTTCGACGAGGACGGTAAGCCTCGCCCGGCGAAGCATAAGGTTGAGCTGATCTCCAAGGAATACATTGGGGTGATGGAGCTTTATTGTGCGCTCAATGATGCGAAGCACTACACCCTGAATTCCTCGGCGGCAATGCACTTCATTACCGACCAAAAGATTGAGCAAGTGGGCCTATGGCTTTCAGGAATGGGCCACGCAATGGATGCGACGAGACATTTGCTTCGTTATATGTTCGTCGTGATGAAGATTCAGACGCCATTTGTAGACATATGGTTGGCAGACGACTGACCCACTATTAGACTGGCCCCGCTTAGTGCGGGGCCTTTCTATTTCTAGGGGTCGTCTAAAATGGATAGACAGTCTGAAGCCTATCGGGGAATGACCAAGGAAGACATTGTCGAAGACATATATGGTAGCGTTCATCGTTCTGCTGCTACTTCATTAAAGGGCATTCGTCTTCCTGAAGATTTCCCTGACCAGGGTGGAGAACCGAAGTCGTTAATCATGGCTGAGGTTGTCCTGCATGATCGCATCATGGACCCTACCGCTCCCGACGATCATAAAGTGCAAGGCATTTATGTTCGTATGGCTCATCGCCATGGGAGCGAAGAAGAGTGACTTTCTTCATTCCTTGGCTGGTAGATGCGGCAAGATTAACAGGCTATCCCGTTGTTGAAGTTCCTGGCTGGAAAGGGCGCGGCCATGGTGGAATGCGAGTCACGGAAGGGGTTGTTTGTCATCACACCGCAGGCCCTAAGGTCGGAAACATGCCGAGTCTCGGAGTCATTACTAACGGCCGGGCAGGCTTGGCTGGACCTCTCGCTAACTATGGGCTTGCTCGGGATGGAACTGTATACGTGGTGGCTGCGGGATGTGCATGGCATGCTGGAGCCTCATCCTGGGCAGGATTCAATGACCTTAATGACGAATTCGTGGGCATCGAAGCAGAGGATGACGGCGACGGCAAATGGACAGACGCACAGTGGGATTCCTACCCACGCTTGGTAGCTGCCATCCTTTTCTATTGTCGTCGGGGATCAGAACGAGCTTGTGGTCATAAGGAATGTTGTCTTCCCAAGGGTCGAAAGCCTGACCCTGGTGGAATCAATATGGTTGACTTTCGCAACCGTGTCAATTGGTTGCTCGGCGATCCTCTTCAGCGTATTCCTCGTTTTTCTAATCCTCCTGCTCCCACTAAGAAGAAGGACCATGGAATGCAAGACATTATCATCCCTCGGGGTAAAGGTGAGATTCGTCTTATTGTCCCGGTAGGTGATGCCTCAAAGACTACGGCAAAGGCTTTCCTCTCTGCCGTGGTTACGGGTGCTAAAGGCACTGCCCGGTGCTTTGCTCAATCCGACTCGGGAGGAATCGCTGATTGGAGCTGGACAATTAACATGGTGAATGGACGATCGGAACGTCCATGGCGAGAGCTGCCGAATAATACTACCCAAGTTAATGTTCAGTACGACTTCCCGGGTGGTGGAACATTCTGTATAGAGACAATGGCTAAGTGATAACCTATGGCGAAGCATAGAAAGAGGGTGCCCGTCACTCGGCGACTGGCTACATATGGCTTATGTTTGTCCGCAGTAACCGTATTAGTAATAGCCTTTCTGAGCCAACCTGTACCCGTCTCCAGTTCAGCGGAAACTCCCGACGCACCACGAATTGACTTGTTCACATCGGACAGTCAACCAACGCCAACCCCATCCCTAACTGCAAAGACTAAGATCAAAAGATCACAGCGTCCAGCTCGGCAGGCCCTCAGCGCGCCTCTCCCCAAGATCGAAAAGGACAGCTTGGTAACACCCGAGGACACCCCATCGATCAAGCTAGGGAGGACGTCAGCACCTCGCGTACGTGAAGATCATGTGAGGTCCGTCACGCCAACGGCGGGTAAACTTCGATCTTCATCGGTCGTCCAGCGGCCAGTAATCCCACGGACAACCATTCAAAAGAAACAAGTAGTTGCAGAATCAAGGGAGACAATCAAGTCAACTAGTCCTGCTGCTAAAGCTATTCCTAAGACAGTTTCGAGAACAACTTCAAAAGTTATAGCAACTCAGAGGGTCGCTCCACCTACTCCTCAGGGAGTAGTAGTAAGACCGAAAGCAAAACCTCAAACAGTAGTGCCAAACCCACCCGTAATACCAGTAGTGACAAGCAATAGTAAGTGTGGTAGTATAGGACTACTGCCCACACCTAAGGCAGCATGTAATCAGATATTAGCTGCCTTTCCAGAAATAAAATCAGTTCTCGGTGTGGGTGGTAGAGCTGGAAACCCGAATTCGTGCCACCCGAAAGGGTTAGGCATTGACTTCATCGTGGGTACAAACAAAGCTCTTGGTGATAGGCTGTATGCGTTTGTGATCGCACGGAGGTCAGCTCTCGGAGCGACCCCCGTTGTGCTCTGGCAAGTAGCAGATCATTTCGATCACGTGCACGTTAGCTTTTCGCCGTGTAAGGGCTGAGGGGAACCCATGACGATTGATCGCCAATTCATGCTCGACGGTACCGACCCTCGTTATAATTGCAAATGTGTTTCTAAGCATGTTCCTAGGGCATTAGAGCTGCATAAACACCATGTGTGGCCTCTAGGAGAGGGAGGACCGGATGTTAGGGATAACCTGGTCATCCTCTGTCCGACTACGCATTCGAATGTTCACAGGTTGTGGAGACTGTATGAAGATTACGACGGTCGTCCGCCCTGGGACATACTGAGGAATTACTCAGAATATGCTAGGGCAATTGTGGAAAAGGGTCGGCACCTACGATCGAGAATTAGGTCGGCAGGGAAAACAGATTCCCCTCCCGTCCAGGCGTCATCGTCATCGGACAAAGAAGACGGCCTTCCTATCGCCAACTGATAAACGAACCATCGGAAGATGGGCCTTGATTGCTGGTCCATTGGCAATACTTGCGGGACTCGGGAGTGGTGCGCTATTAGCGACCGACAGCATGGTGAAGAGTACCCCACCTCCGCTGACGATTCCGTTACCGACGTTCGATTCCCAACCGGATTCAATTCCATGTGCGAGACTTGTCGCATTCTCGCAACCGGCTTCAGGGCCGGAATCGACAGAGGAAAACTCGTCGAACACTGTAGAGCCTACGCAGGAGTCCCCATCTTCATCGGTAACTCCAACCTCTTCACCATCCACTAGTGCACCGGATGTCCCGCGTAAGGTAACGAGTACCACTCGACAAAGCAGTACGCAAAAATCACGGCCACCACAAAAAGACAGACCAGAAGGGACCGAACAAAGCGCCGCACCATTACCACCTCAAGTAGTTCTCACTCAAGTACCTCAGGCACCTAGAGTGAATCCCACCATACCCGAACAATCGCAAGCATTAATACAACAAGAAAGACAAGGAAAGCCAAAGCCATGGACTTCAACACCTATCAGTCCGCGACAGATGCCACCGCGATCTATTCCCAAGCAGGAACAGGGCATCCCAACGCCGTCAACTATGCCATCCTCGGACTCATCGGCGAAGCCGGAGAAATCGCCAACAAATGGAAGAAGCACCTCCGTGATGGTACTCCCCTCGAAGAGTTGTTCCCACTCCTAGCGGGAGAAGTAGGCGACGTGCTTTGGTATGTCGCGCGTCTCTGTATGGAGATGGGATACAGTCTCGATGAGGTTGCGTCAATGAACTTGGATAAGTTGGAGATGCGTCGGACTCGGCATGTATTAAGCGGTTCGGGCGACGACAGGTAAGTAGACAAACGAATACCCCCGTTGCAGCGGTCCTTGGGGGAGGAGTGCAACGAGGGTATTCGCTAATGGGTGCTTCAACGGTTTTCTATCACCACCTTTCACCACCGGCTAAGGGGAGGTGGGGGTATCTAATCTAATCCTGGCATTTACTACAGCCGGAACCACCACAATGAGGACAGATACAGTTCACCTTTCATTCCTTTCATCTAGAGGCTAAGGGCAGACTCACGTTCGGATCAAAACGTGAGCCTGCCCACGCAACCAATCTTTGACGCCGGTAGATGCGGGCACTCGGCGGAGTCAACGACGCACCGTGACTCGATTGGTTAAAGTTTGGGGCGCCTACCTGAGTAGGCGCCTTTTAAGATGCTTGGTGGCATCTCATTATTTATTTATGCGCCCCGTAGACGGGAACGGTACGGGGCCAACCGTAACGTTCACTCCCCTTAGGAGTGCTCCCTTGTCGTTTTCTTCCCACAGGTAGACCAGACCTGCTGTGCCAGTGAATGACTACGTGCACGAAAACGAAGACCATTCACCTAGGAAGCTCGCGTCCCGTATCGGGGAACGGCACGGGACAACACCGCTCATGACGTATCCCCTCGGATTGTCGGCGATTGAGTTAGTTCTGACGACTAACCGATGGCCGACATCGGGAGGGTTTCCGTCCCCTTGTCCATTTTCTTTCCACAGGTATGAACCAAACCTGTCCTATCCCTGGAATTGTGTACTTGTCACAGCCCACAATCACCAGCGGAAAGCTTAGTACGTGCGCCTAACCCCCACGCACTCGGTATCCCACCGCACGGCCCGAGCGCCCTCGGTCCTTTCATCGGCTTTAACTGTAGCTTTGGCTCAATGCCTACAGGTACACCGTCGATACCTTCCAGCTCTTAAGTTAAGGTAGAGAGTACGCAGTACAAACGAATCCGGCAGGGATACCGCCCTAGGAAGAAAGAAAGGCTAACAAAAATCCTAGTTACACTCAGGCCCCACCCGAGACTTGGGTATCCTTTGGACGCAGTGGCACCACTAGAGCGTGCTTACAAGTGGACCGGTGCCCTTTTAACAGGACTCTCCTGTGTACCTCTACGATTGTTTCACCAGTGGGGAGCTACATCGATCACCACTCGTGACGGATTCGTGAGAGAAAACACTCGGAATGGCAGCCTGGCTCGGACACCTAATCCAACAGTCGTTTGTCCCTCAAAGCTCCCACCGTAGACTACCGAACGGAATGTCGGGAATCCACTTACCGAGGGCATACGGTTGGTGTCACTCAGCGATCGAACAACGACCTCTAGCTTTGCACCACCTGTTACCGGCAATACAGCACCGGTACCCTCGGCGAAAACCTTGTCTACATATTGTACGGACCATCCGGTTACGGGTCCGTTGATATCAAAGACCAATCGATCGTAACACTCGTTTGTGCCTGCTCTTACTGAAGTAATATGACCCTGTGAGCTGGCACCATTGACTTTAGGTAGTGATCCCCATCCGGTTGGACAGGTAGCCGCGTGAGCCGCTGGACTAACCAAAGCTGTTAGCCCTAACAGTAGCAGCACCCCGACTAGTAGTAGGATAATCCTTCTCATGACAACCTCCCCGCTTCCCGTGCCCTTAAATTATAAGACGTGCGAGTCACGGGGAGGTTGCCACTCGGAGGGGACCTTTTTTCGGGGAGCTATCGGATAGGACCCGACAGTCACTATCCGATAGCTGTCTCGGTTGGAACAATTAGCCAGCTAAATGCTTCCGAGAAGATGTAAGATGGTTCAGTTGTCAACTTCGTTGGAGGTGAACAAGTCCAGGGTAGGACCCTCACCTCCATCCGTCAAGGTACCACACTTGCACCTTGCGCCATCTAGCCTACACCGGTCGTCCGGTGCGTGGTCGTGAATCGTTACACTGACTCCATCACCATATAGTTTGACAGCTTTATTCCACTGTGCATCCCAAGAGATATGGTCGCCTACGTAAAGGGTTCGCGTTTCTGTTTCACTCATGTGTATGCTCCGGGGTTTTGGATGGCATGAATTAGTTGGGCCTTAGTCTGAATCTTCTCCCAATTGATCTGATCGACTGTGTTCCTCGCCTGAATATCGTAAACCCTCACCGCATTCCTCTGTGTCCTCCTCCAAGCTCTCGCTATTGCTTGAGCGTTTCGGTTTGGGTTGGGAGAACGGTCGGTGAAGATAACATGGTGGGCCCGAGTCAGAGTAATTGTTTTGCCCGCAGCCGCAATTGTTCCGACGAATACCCTGTCCTTCCCGTCTTGGAATCGCTGAACGATGTCCGATCGGTTGGACGTAACTCCTCCGTGTATTTTGCCAACAGATATCCCGTGCTCTCTGCATCCAGCCTCAATGAGATCAGCCATTCCCCGGAACCATGTCCAGACAATGAACGCTACGTCATCGTGATTCGTAACCGTGTCCATCAACGCATCGAGTTTCGGCGATGGTTTGTCGAAGATGAATCGTGGTTCGTCTTCCGCCTCTATGTCTCCGAGGTCTACCTTGACCGTAGCCAACGCCATTTGACGTAGCCTCAGGGAAACAATGGGAGGAATATCCCCGACCATGATGAAAGAGTCATCGTCCATGTCTTGAATTCGGGCGATGGATTTCGTCTTCATCTGATCGTAGGCGCGACGCTGCGCGGGGAGTAGGTCCACCATAATAGGCGGCTGGACGTGGATCACCTCGGGCATATCAGGCTCGACTTCGGTCAACAATCGCCTGATATAGAACGGCGCTATTTCTTTGTGTAGCCGATCGATATTTTGGACACCGACTACCTCACGATAACCGGTCTTCTTTACCACCCACCGACCGCCGACTCTGACCCTCTGATGACGATACTTTTCCTCGTACTCCATGTAGTCGTCATAGAATTTCCAGTACGATCGGAAGAGACGAGGGTACAACCAATTCAGTGGCGACCAGAAATCCGTAGGCTTGTCGTCCGCAGGAGTACCGGTACACCCTGTCTTATAGTGCGTGAGTATCTTCTTAAAGGTCTTAGTGCGTTGTGCTTTGGGGTTCTTAATGTAATGTACTTCATCCGCGATGATGTG